CTGCAGTTTCTGCTACTTTAGCTGGTGCTGGTTTTTCTTCTTTCTTTACAGATCCGGTCATGGCTGCAATAGACTCCCCTGGGTTAAGGTACATACGAAGTACATCGTTAACAAAGCTACGCATATCTTCATCCCATGCTCGGTAGTCATAGTTAGCTAATGATGGTGCATTGTCTAATTCTGTTTTGATCGTCGCCATTGTCTCTTTATTTCTTTCAGCTGGTGCATCTTCTAAGATAATTGCTGATTTACTTGCAGAGAATTTAGACTTGTCATAGTTGTTGTATTCACCTTGTCTTGTGATAATCAACTCAAAGTTCTTTCCTTCAAAAAGGTCAAATACTTGTGTTGGCTCCCCAAAGTCTGGTTTTAATTCAGCATCGATCTTCTCTTTGATCTTATACCCGAATTTAAATACTTTGTACTGTCCTTCTAAATCTGGATTTTGTGGATCCTTTACGATTTTAATAAGTGCATAATACTGCTGACGTCTTTTCAGTTTCTCAGATGCCTTACGGTCAACTGCTGAGTCAGACTTTCTTAATTTCCAAAATACGTCTGCAATAGGACATTTCTCTCCGATTGTTGATGGACTGTCTACTAATTTACCATCTCCTGAAGAGTTAGTTAACCAGTGGACATATTTTTGGATTAGTGAGTTACGAGGGTTTTCTGGATTAGGTACAAAACGTATTAATGCTTTGTAAGTTCCGTCTTTACCATCGTCTGCTGTTGGTTTGTAAATCTCATTTGTTGAGTTACTTGTTTGTACTTGGTGAGTTTCTACGTCTTCTACGCCCAAGTTAAAAATGTCAAAATCTGCCATAATTCCTTTAAATTGTTTAATTGTTTAATACTTGAAATAACTTTAATGTCCTTTCATTCCTTATAGTATGCTACTTTATTTAGTTTCAAATAGTTTGCAATGTTAATATCGTACTTTCATTTTCTCTCCATCTACCGTCCTTAAGCTTAAGCAGCCCTGCCTTGTGTAGTAATGTATCACGCTCAATTGCAGTGATTTTATTATCTTTCACCATTTTTATTAGGACTCTGTCTAGACTGAGAAAGTCAGTAGTAACTAACATATACAAGTTATTTTAATTGTTTAAGTAACATATAGGTTATATATCTAAGTTTAAAATTGTTTCTAAATTAGCTTAAAAAAATTAATTTGAAAAAAAGTTGAAATAGTTTGGAACAAAGCCAGTAGGCTTGCATATAAGTAATGTATTTAAAGGAAAGATAAGGTTAGTTCAGAGCGTTAGCAGTATAAGCTACAAGATAGCAAGCATCAATAAGGTCATCAAAAGGTTTAGGCACCTTTTTCCCAGTTTCAATTTCCCTAACATATTTATAGAAAGAGCTTTTAAGCAGAGACTTGTCATTAGCGGTATTTGCTTTAAAGGCATCAAATAATTGTAGCTTACTCATATTACCTTTACCTGCAAACTTCTTAAGAGAGGTTGGAGCTACAGTCAAGATATCTTCCGGCTTTAAAGTCTTTATCATCTTTAATTTTAAAATAGCAGCACCTGCTGCCATGTCAATCATATTATTAGTTCCCATTTTAGAACCATAAGAAGAGCCTTCAAATGCAATAGTAAATCCATCAGATTCAAATGTATTCTGTGCAATTAAATTAAGAATATCATCAGCCATCCTGTCATATCTTTTAACTTTAGCTAATTCTGATTTTGAATAATCTTTATTACTTGTGAAATCTGGCTGAGCCACTAATGTGACATCTGGTAAAATGCTAATTTCTTCCTGCATTTTTTGTTCAGCCTTAGTACCTGATTTAGGCTTAAGATAACTTATAAAGTGATACACTTTACTTTTATCATTCCAGATACAAATACCTGGTGAGTTTAATGAGAAGTCTACTCCTATAAAATTCATTTAAATTCTTTTACCCATTGCAGCACCAAGAGCGGCACCAACTAATCTGGAAGTTAATAAATCGTAAAAAATACCTTTTTGAATTCCTAAAACTTTAGCAATAACCTTTCCAATTGATTTACCTAATGCAAATCCAGCTAAACCACCTATAATAGAACCTAGAATACCTTCATTAGTCATCTCTTCATTTAAACGATCTAAATCATAAGTACCATCCTTTCTTTTATATTCAGCTTCAAATGCTTCAATAGCCGCATCTACTTCAGCTTCTAATTCTGGAGTCCACTCTTCTTGTAAGCCCTCTTTGACTAAAGAATAGTCCTGCTCACTAATTTCGTTTTCTACTAAATAATCGTTAAATGTTTTCATATTCATAATATTTTTTATAAAGTATATATCTTTTTATTCTATTTCTAGTCTAAGATCTAGTTTATTGTAAAAAAATGAAACCTCAAATGTATTAAACTCTGCTACGTTCTGTGCCATATTAAGACTTAATTCATTTATTGAGTTCATAATCGGTTTTTGAAATTCCATATATGCAACAGAAGCTCCCTCGGCATCTAAAATTCTTAATGTTAAAGGCTGAGTATAAGGTTCTTTTGTACTTCTTGCATAATAATAAAGCAATGTGTCCATCATAATCCAATAATTAATAAAACCATCTAATAATTGCATGGTCACTGTAAATTCTCTTTGAATTGTATTTTGAATTGGAACTGCTCCCCTGTGATACCTTGTGGTTCCATCATTATCAGCTTGAGTAATTGGATCAAAAGAAATTCCTGGCACATTAATACCCTGTATAGAATAATTAATATAATCAATAGGCTCTGCTAATAAAGATCCCGGAATTCTATTTAAATACGATTTGTATTTATTTGCAACTTCTTCTGGTACAAATTTTCTAGGAAATCTAAAATCATAAAGGTTATTTCTGCTATTTAAAATCATAATATCTTATATCTTAAAGAAGATTGTCGTTTTTAAAATCATCAGAGCTAAAACCAGTATTTTGGCCTCTAGCACCACTTCCTCCGCCGCCGCTTCTACCGCTTCTAGGTGATTTTTTAGGATTTCCATAACTACTTCTATCCGGTTCGTATTGTAGAGGAGGTCCTTTTACAAAGTTAACTCCAGAAGGCCCGACTTTAACAGGCTTTACATTATCTTTAGGATTTACAAATTTTGGACCCGAGTTCCCTTTAATTGAAGCAGTTGCTCCAGTTTCACTTATAGACGCCACCGACGGTGTTGGTGGTAAATCTTCTTCAGCTACAGTTCCAGGATCTTCTGGCGCTGGCGTCGGTGCCGGTGTCGGCGTTGGCGTTGGCGCCACATCTGGCGTTGGTATTGGTTTTGGTGTTGGTGCTACCGGAAGGTTTGCAACCCATCTACCACTTGTAATCATAGTCTCATCAGTACCATTATCCATACTTATATAAAAAGTTCTAGAACGAAGGCCTCTAATAGCAACTGCATTAGCTTCACTTAATTTAAAAAGAACTTCACCGTCTCCCATATTAACAGACTTATCTATTATATGATTAAATTTTAATTTATTTTTACCATCGACAAACGATAATACAATATTTTCTACATTATTTAAAGGTATATTAATAATATCACCAGTTTTATTTTTAGCTAATTTAAACTTTAAATAAGTACTGAATGGCGGTATTACAATCAATAAGTTAGCACTTGAAGTATAAGGCTTACTATCAACTTCTTCTAATCCACCTTCTACTTGTTGCATTCCACTTGAGCCCACAACAACGTTATATCTTTCTATAAATGCCGGAACTTTTTTAATACTTCTAGCTGGCATCATATTAGAAATTAAACTACCTACTTTTCTATTAGTTGAAATGTTAGGAAGAATATTATAAACCTCAGTTAATGTATTGTTACCATTAATGTTTACCTTCTGCAATCTTTTACCGTATCTACCAGCTTGTGCAGTTGTTATGCTAGCTCGTTTTACTATTTGTGTATTATCAGTTTGATTCCAAATTCTCATAGTTACATCTATTGAAAAATTAACTGCAACGTTTGAATTAATTATAACAGGTCTAAAAACAATAGGAGTATCAAAATCTTCATATTGTGAATATGTTGTACTAAATGTTTTAATATTAGAAACACCTACTTGTTCAAAAACATCAACATCAAACATTACCATAATATCATCACCGCTAAGTTGAATTTTATCTAATAAGTATCTTTCAAAACCAGCAGTACTTCCATCTCTTTCACCATATAATCTAAAATAATCTCCGTCAGTAGCATCTTCAACCACTACAGTAAAATCTTGAAATTCATCTTCTCTAGAAATAGTAAATTTATTTTCTTCAGCAGTGTGTATAAAATCAAATTCAGTACTTGACTCTATTCTAGAAATCAATTTAAAATTAATACCATAATTACTATCTGCTTTTAAATCAGAAGAACCTATAGATCCATCTCCAAAAAACCTATTTAAAAACTCTGTATTTTGGTTAACTAAAGTAGGAACTTTAACTTCGATAAATTTAGCAAATAAAGTTTCTCCTAAAACAAAAGGCCTAGGATTAGCTAATTCGTAATTAGATGAGTTTAAATAAACTAATTGTGTAAGATTATTTTCTACACCGGATTCTCTTTCTGCTAAAACTTGAAATAAAAACCCTTCATAACCCCTAGATGCAAAACTATATCCACTTCTTAAGTGTAATCTAATAGTATCATATTTAATATAATTAATATTAGCAGTGTTGTCTACTTGAGAATTTAAAACATCAGTTTCATTAGAACCATTCCAGTTTGGATTATTATTTAAATAATTATAAGCATCGTATGCTCCAGTAGAATCATAACCAATAAGTGCATATCTATTCGCGTCATTTAAATGTTTAACTGCGTGAAATCTACCTAGTATTTGATTTATATCATTACCTGCATTTTCATCTGGATTTGCAAAAAGAGGGTTAGCCCTACTTGCTACTGTAATTTTACCACCAATTAAATTATCTGCTTTATATTCAACTTGTCCATTCTGAGTTGGTGTATAAGTTGCAATATATGTCACTGGTGAATAACTATAAACACCCAATGCTCCTGTAATTTCAAAACTAGATTGCTCTGCTAATGATAATCCAGATAAATCAAATTTATAAGTTTTACCATTCTGTAAAAGAAGAGTTCTTCCAGCAAAATTTTCTATAGACAAATAACCTGATGCTGAAGTAACATCAAAGTTAACCACGTTACCACCCAATTCACTTATTAGGTGTCTTTTTTGTGTAGAGTCACCTTGTACTGTATCTATAAATTTAACTTCACTACCATTGTCATCTACTTCTATCTGATATGCAGAAGGATTACTTTGATCGTGATAGATAAATTCAATTAGTACGTCGTTATCTATTCTATAATATGCTGAAGATTGTGCCATAATTTTTTATATTTAAAACCTCAACCACTTAGGTGACCAATATACTCCTAAACCAATAGAAGGGCCAGTACTAATTACTTGATTATTATTTAAGTTTATTCCATACCCAACTCCTATTCCGATAGACCAACCAGATTTTTTTTCATATCTTTGGTTTAGTTTAGTATTTATCAGGTTTATATTTTCAATATCAGAGATAATTAATCCAGGATATGTTGTTGATAATTTAAGTCTATTTGAACCTTCTACGTTTTCAATTGCTGCACTTAAAGATAATGTTTGATCTATATTAAATTGACTCTCACCTATTATATAGAATTTACCACCACTAAATCTAACAGTAGAAGAACCTGTTAATGTTCTAGTATTCCCTTTGCTAAATATATCAAACTTATTGTACTTTATTTCACTTGTAGTAGAATCAATCTCCACGACGCTAGTTGATGCTAATAAACTATCTTTAATTGCAAGTTCAGCAGAAATCAAAGTATTTACTTCATTTAAATCTTTATTTAAATTAAGAGCATTTGTATACTTTTTAATCATGTCTTTCTGATCGTCTTTTAGGTTTATTATATCAAATTCATAACTTCTAATCGTGCTAATTAACTCACCAGTTCCGGTTTTATAAATTTCTATAGAGTCTTTAGAAGCTAAATAATTATTAAAGTTTCTATCTGAAGTTTCTTGTGTAGTTTTTAAATCTCTTTTAAGTTTTTCAGTCTGTTCACATTGTCTTAAAAATAATAAAACGAAAAGAACACCTAGTACAAAACCAAGTGTGCTTTTATTAGATAATATTTTTTTTAATTTATTCATTATTTACTTTTTAATTACTAAACCATTGTTGTATTTAATTGTATTTGTTTAAATTCTACATCTAATTGAGAATAATCTACACGATCAAATCCATCTGCATGTTTAATTACAGCATTCTCAGGAATTTCATCAGACATTACACCTTGGAATAATCCAACTCCGTGTACTAAGTCCTTATATTCAAAACTATATATGTTTAACCCACTTGGCGATTCACCAATTTTAGTTATATTCTTCTTTAATCTTCTATCAGACGTGGTTTTTGTTGGGCTGGTACTGCCTGGTGAGACTAGAGGAATTGGCGACGGTGATGGTGTTCCTGGTGGAGATACTACGATCGGCGTTGGCGTTGGTGTTGGCGTCGGCGTTGGTGTCGGCGTTGGTGTTGGCGTCGGCGTCGGTGTTGGTGACGGAGACGGATTAAGTACAACAGGGTTTTTCGGCCCCGGCGTCACTGGCGCTGGCGTCGGTACCGGTGACGGCGAAATAGGCGATGGTGATCCTGGAGTCGGCGTTATTATCTGAGTATTACTTAATGTTTCATTATAGGTTGCTAATCTTTCATTTTGATTAAAAACTTCATAAGATTTATCATTCGTTGGATATGTAAAGTTATAATACAACATGACGGCATAAAGGCCATCAGGTGTTGTAGTTTTCCAATCAAAATCCTCAACATTTAAAAAGTCAGCCTCTATCTCATCTGCTAACAGCACCCCTGGAGTTGATCCGAAAACAGTAGATTGATTTTCTTCACCAAAACCATCGTTAATTACAATTGTTGTAGGCTTTTTCTTAGCTATGTTAAAATAATTACCACCTGGCGGTATTGCACCCCAATATTCTTCGGTGTAATTATCTTCGAAACCATCTGTATTTTTAAAACCATCTATTTGAATCATTATTGGAAATAATATCCAATGTGCCGCGGCATTTCTATATGGCCAATAGATTGGTGATGGGAAAACAGCTACCCTACCTTTTATGTTTTGAGCCATTTGTGAGCCACTTGCAGGCGTATTGTCAGCACCATATTCTCCATTTAAATTCATACCATTACTATAATGGATAGTATTTAAAGGTGCTGGCATGTAATTTATTTGACCCGATGCTGTAACTTGGTGGCCAATTTTAGTATATGTAATTTTACTTTTTGAAGGTCTTATTGCCATCCTAAGTGCTTGTGCATTAACTAATGTCTGGTTTTGGTTACTAACTTTTTTATGTACTCTAAATTGATTAGTAGATGTTAACCAGGTAGCATCAAGAAATCTAACCCATGAGTTAGATGCAAATGCAGAATCAGTATTACCATCTAAAGCAAGGTCACCAAAATCTGAAGTTGTACTAGGTTGATAAAAATAATCATCAATTCTTCTTTGGCTTTTAGGAGTACCTTCATTTGGCGCGTCTAATTCGCCAGCGCCTAATGAGCCACCTTCATCTGCTTTATACAAAATACCACGACCGGATTCATTAATTTGCAAATCTCCTAGCAGCTCTGTAGTATTTTTAATAGATATTGCATTATCAGTAGTTGAAAAACCATCACCTATTGAAACATTTACTGAAACTAGTTCAGTTCCACCAGCATACATTCTTAATACATCTTCATCAGGTGCTTCTTCTGCAGTAATATAAGTATCTTGATCGGCATCAATTAATCCACCTAAACCTCTCCAATCAGAACCATGTCGACCCTCAAATTGATCAGTATCAGTATTAAACCTAATTTGACCCTGGTTGGTATCTAAAGTTCTTTCGGCAGTAGTACCAGCCGGCAGGCGAATTGACGAAGTATTCGTCCAAACAGATTTAGCATAAAACAAAGTTTCAAGATCAAATTCCACGTTATGTACATTAAGACTGTTAACCGTATCATGAAATTTAATAACGCCATTCCCTGGGTCTATATCTATAGTTAACCCTTGTGAACTTAATTGTATATCATTTTCAGCTGAAAGATTAATGCTATTTACAGCGATTTGAAAAGCTAATTCACTTGTAGCAGATCCAAAATCTTTTTTAAATCCAAAAGTATCAACGCTATTTATTATATCGTGAGTAAAATTTAAAACTTTATCTGGTGCAATTCTAAAAGATTTAAAATGATCATACTCTCCTGGATCTAATTCTAACGTAATTCTAGCATTTGCTGTAGTTTCACCAGTAAGATCTTGTCCAGAACCACCCTCATTAAAAGTTGAATCTCCAAGCCATAAGGCTGACGCACTAGCGTCTCCATCTAATTTTGGTTTAAGTATATGTGAATTATTTGAAACATTAGTTACGCGCTCCCATGGAGTATCTGAGACTCCAGGATCACCTTGGTCACCTTTAGTTCCAATTTCACCCTTTTCACCTTTAACACCAGTTGCACCTTCGGCACCTTGTTGTCCCTTAATTCCTTGTATACCCTGTGGACCTCCTCCATTAATTAAAATTTGATCAAAGTTATAATTGATCTTTTCAAACTTTATAGAGTCTGAATCGCTTGGGTGTAAAATCTCTTTTATATTGATTGCCATATTATGACTTTATTTTTATCATAGGCCTTATATCATAAGAGTAGCCTAACCTTTTATTATATATCAGTCTGAAGTTTAGTGGTGTTTGTGTATGCGGTTTATAAGTAAAATTATTGTCGCTTTCAAATCCATTAGAACTTAGATCGCCTGTATTTAAAGTATTAATAAACTCAGATCCCTTGCCTTTAAAAGACTTAGTATATAGTACTAAATTATCTATAGTTAAAACATCTATTAAGTTTTTAATAATATAATTCTGAGAATCATCAATAAGTGTAGTTTTATCACCAAATGATTTTTCCGGATTAACAAACTCTATTAACGTATTTAAAACTCCAGAATCTCTAAGTTTTTTATAGATAACTGAATCCATATAAAAATCTGCAATAATATTATTTTTATCTTCAAATATCATAATATCTGCAGTATTGTTAGAATTTCTTAAAATATCATCTAATTCTTCTTTATTGTTAACATTAGCTGTAGTATAATCTAATAGTAAATATGAATCTTCTAGTGTCATCATTGTAGAGGCTAAATAAGATCTTTCTTCAATAACCCCAAACGTTCCTACGACATTAGTACTTTTACCACCAGATAAAGACCTAGAATAGTATTCACTATCCCATGAAGACTTAAATACATTTATGTCTTTTTTATCTATTGCGATCTCGCTAATTAGTGGGTAAAGTGGCAACAAATCACTACTGGCAGAAAGTTTAATAACACCCTTAGTGTTTATATCATTAACTTTGTGGTAAAAATGATTTTTTATTACACCCCAATTAGAATCATGTTCTCCATTATCTTGTATAAAACCAAGATTAAATGTAGTTCCAGTTCTATTATACCTATTATAGTATTTTCTAGCTATCGCAACCTCAGATACATCATTTAAAGAGTGTCTATATAAACTTTCTTCAAAAGATCTTTCAACAGCATTACCGGAAACATGATCTCTATTTACTTTAAAATGAGTATATAAATCTGTAAACGTAACCACCGGTCTCATATCCACTGTATAATTTCCAGAATGTCTAATCAAGAATGGGTAGTATGTTTCCCCGGGTACAATATTATATCCAATAGTTCCAGAGCTTAACTTAAAAGTCTGTGGTTTATTAGTATCTTCTTCTATTTTTAAATTTGATTCTTTAATAATTTCTTTACCATCTTCAAAGTTTATAATAAATCTATTATCAAGAACAGTACCGTCTGTAGTTATTGTTTTGTAATTTATATCTGCTCCATTTGAGTTTAACATTTTAGAAACATATTGTATAGAAAGTTTTTCTAAAAGTTTAGAATGTGCATTTACACCACCACCTTCATATACATAATCTGCATTAACTAATAATGTTGAACTTAAATAAGCAACAGGCATTATTATACTAGGATCATCTACTCTATAAGGTATTTCCTGTAATACTAACTCTTCATTTGAATTTACAGTGGCTACTCTTGCTGCCCAAGTACCAACCGAGCCTGCAAATTCTATTATAATTCTTCCATATAAACCATCACTCCCCGGTGATATTTGAGTATCAAACTCAGGGTCAGTTCCATTGTTATGTTCCATACCTCTAACAACGTAGGGCCCAGATCCACTAAAATCAACACTTAATAAATTTAAAGCTCCTGAAAGGTTTGCATCACTATAAACATATTCACCAATACCATCTCCATAATTATCTGAATTATCAAAAACCATTTTATGATTTAATTCATACATCATTTTTCTAGAAAGAGTATTATCAATCCAAAAATCTGAAATATTTAGTGTAATAAAGAATATTACAAATTTATGTGCTTCGTTTTTTATAACATCATATTCAATAGAATTTTTGCCGTCTGCTGTATTGTCTTGATTAACCTTAACTAAAGTACTAAAACGGTAACCATTAAATTCATTATTTTTTACATACTCAGATGCTATTTGATTTGTAAACTCTTTTCTTGATCTAAATAAAACTTTAATACCTTTAAAGAAAGTGCTTGCAAATGAAATATCATTACCATTTTTAATAATACTATATTTCTTTTTTAAAGGTTTTTTTGCAAACGTGTTCATGTCAAAATTTACTGAGCGATCATCTGTTAAATCACTAGAATTAGAGCTTATTTCAAGACCATCACATATCATAAACTTGTCAAAGTAGTCAAGATTATTATCCATAAACATCTCTTTAGTTATTTCAAAATCTTGTATAAAATTAATATAACTAAAAGTTTCATTAACATGGTTGTATCTATAAAAATTAGGTATTTTATCTATATAAAACCATTCATGAGTAAATGCCTTTTTATCTCTACCAGCAACTGATAAATCTGGTGCGAAATTGGTTCTACCAAAAGCTTCATTAGCATTTAAATAATATGGCTGTTCTCTAACAGTATCACAATCTTTAAGTACCCATTTATTAATATTAGGAACCACTCGTGATTTTAAAGATAATTCCTTTACATTATTTTCTTCTAGCCTATCAAATTCAGAATTAATAAATTTAGAATTAGCACCTACAATAGATTCGTTATCTAATATAGGAAGCAGGTTTGAAAAATATTCAGATGGACTAAGTTCAAAATCTTCACTTAAAATATCACTGGTTTCAAGGCCTTCATAATTTGCTCTATAACTAAAGAGATCTTCATCTGTCCATTCTTTAGTAGTCGAATAAGGTTTATACTCAATATTAGAAAACTCTTCTTTATATAGTTCTTTAAGATCAGAATTAGAAGTATCATAAAAATCAAAGTTTAAATCATAAATATCATACGCTGAAAATAAACCAATTCTAAGGTTATTTTCTCTATATAATCTAAGCTCTCCAGAGCCAATAGAATTAGGCTCACTTAAAATTAACCTATGATATCCAGCATTTAAGTCTTCAACATATTCAACAACATCTTTAATTTTATTAAATCTGCCCGCGTAATTAGTAGCAATGTAATCATTAATATTAATTTCACTAATAGTATCACTTTTAACAAGCATAGAAGTACCATTACTAGCACCACCGTTAAAATAATAAGGCCTCCAGCTATTAAGTATAGTAGAGTCTAAGTTTAATAAAAAGCCATTTGGATCATAATTTTCTGCGCTAACAAAATCAATATTATTATTTTGATTAATTAATAACGCATGCTGAAGTAATTTATATCCAGGTATTTTTATACTAACATAAACATCAGCACCTATATTTTTAGCATTAAATTCTGAAAACTGATTAATACAACCACTCATTGCAATTGCAATATCTTTAGGTTGGCCATCTTGTGAAAATTTATTACCGTTAAACGTACCTTTAGTAAGTTCACCAGAATCTGCTGCAAAAATAGTACTATTATATAAATCAACGTTTGTATATACATTACTAACTTTAATAATATTGCCATTAGGTATTGAAACAAATAGTCCTATATTTCCAAGTCCTGATTTTTTTTCAGAAACAATTATTGTTTTATTTAATTCATCAATTGTAATTGTAGACTTTTGAGATAAAGCACTAGCTAAAAAGCTAGTTTTAAAATTATTAATAGCATCTAAAACATCACTACCAGAATTAAATTGAAAACTAATTCCTGTAGAATCCTCTATAGTAATTTGACTTAAAGGTGTATGTTTAATAAACTTAAAGCTAAAAACCTCTTCTTTTGTATGTACAATAGCTATATTATCATTAACAATCGGATTATCAGTTACTGTAAATTTAATATAATCAAAAGCAGCTCCTTCTACATCTTCTGCTTCAATAGATTTGTCTTTATATTTAATACCTAATTTACCGGATATCTCATTTAAACTATCTACAACTTCTAAGTTTAGATTAGATTCATCATAATACTTATTAGTAGCTATTTTATAATAAGAGTCTTCAATAGAAACATAACCCAACGTCGGCGTGTTATTCATCATACTATGAGCAGGAATACCAGTAGCCGGGTTTGTAGAATCTACGTATGACTCAATAGATTTAAATTTAATTCTTCCGGATGTAGATGTAGAAACTTCTCCAAGTCCAGAATCTATATCGTTAACATACAATCCAAAATATCTATTAACAGAATATTCGTTAGCAGATGCATCATCAAATAAAAATTCAAGATTTAAAATATTAGCAGACGCTATTGAATTTCTTCTAAACCCATCAGTTATAAAGTCATTAGCCTCTATCAACGGTTTATCTTTTTTAACAAAATCTTCATATAAGTATTCTGCTTTACTAACAAAACCACCCTTAACTAAATCTATTCCATTATAAGTAGATTTTTCATCTTTTTCAAAAGAAAAAGTTAATGGTGCTTCTGGGAAGTTATCATCTTGTAAATGATTTCTAACATAAGCCCCTATTGCAGACTCGCTTGTTAAATCAAATGTTTTAACAATTTCAGCATTAGCTAAAATAGATTTAATCCTTGTTAAGTTATCGTCGTTAGTATTCTTTAATTCTTCAGATTCTCCAGGATTATTTATTTTAAAAATAACAAACATTTTAGGCATATTAAGATCCGCCCATATTGGTGCAAATATCCTAAACTTTTCATCATAAAGCTTGGAGTAATTAAGAGTTGCACCATATTGATAATCTTCCTCAATCTGAGATTGATAATCTTCTAATACTGATGTGTCAGAAGATGTTCTTTTTGTTTTATAAATAATCTCACTAGGTGTTCTTTTAGAATTAAAGAAATTAGCAATGTCGTAAGAATACGATCCTGTCCTACTAACTTCATTTTTCTTATATTCAATATTAGCTAAATCTTTAGTCGCATTAATAGATTCTAAATAGATTTTATCGCCAGTGTCTGCAACTAATTTAATATTTGTTGTTAACTTAGGGTTTGTTCTTAATAAAGGTCTAGAAATATTATCTATATTATAATTTTTATCAGTATTAAAATTAACACCCAATGTCGGATCAAAATCATCGTCATCTATTTCACCAAATTGGTACAAATATAAATTAGCCACAGGATCTCCACATTTAAGACAGCCCTCAAACGCCTTTATTTCATTATTACTAAAAATACCAATTGAACTTGCTAGTTTTTGCTGTACTATTGTTTTTTTACCTGCAACATCATACCCACCGATGCTTTTTAATAATAGCTCAGCTTCGTCTATGTCCGTAGCTCTAACTTTATGTACAAATGTAACACATTCGTTACCGCCAGGTAATTCAAATGTTGTATAGTTTACGCTCTTTAATGCAGATATAAAATCAGAAATATAATTCTCATCTCCTTCAAAATGATCCCCATCAATAACGTACATATTAAATGTAATCTCTCCTGTTATTTCTTCCGGACTACATGACCAAAAAGCATAAAATATATTAGAAGCAAATGCGTTTGCACTATTAATTTGACTTATACCATAGGCATCTGGCCTCTCATATTCCTCACAAGACCCTCCGGTTTCAATTAAACCACCAGTGCTTAAATCTCCAGTGCCTGTAAATCCAAACCATTGTCTAGGTGCTGGATTTCCATCTCCAAAATAAAACCAGCCGTCGATCGGGTTAGCATCACTCTTATAAATTTGTCTAGGCGCTAAAAAAGTAGATTCTTGATCTAATGCCGCCTGTTGAGTTGTAAAAATAGGAATATCCTGCTGCGCAAGATCTAAGAGCTCTAATGTAGAACCCTCTTCTGCTAAATAATAAAATGTGCTTGTTGTTAAATTTGTAGTACAAAATTCTGCTGCGGATGTTGCATTATTATCAGGATCATGTTTTAACGAGATTGAAAAAACATCATAAACTATAAATATACATTCTACAGCTGCGCCACCATTAGGCCACTCTACTGATGCTCCATCCCATTCTAGATGTGATGGCTCTGCTGCATCTGAAGATTCAAAAAATATGTTCGCGTTCCAAACTGTATTTAGTGTAGGCGATGTACCACTATTTAATTCATTAGAGTGTACTTCTGCATCGTTAAAACTTGTAAAAATAGGTAAATTCTCAGAAGCTATTTGATCTATATTTTTAAGGCCGTCATTAGTAACATAAAAAACATTTAACAGAGTTCCAAATTCATTACAAATATTATTAAATTGAGTAGAAGATAAAACACTAATACTCTCAACACTGTATATTGGCCCCGTTGGACATGATACAATATCTACTACTTCACCAACCTGGTCAATTTTGTAAGATTTATCAGTTGTAGCTTCATAAAACCAAGAACCCTCACCATCATACTCTACTTGTAAATTTTGATCGCTATAAAAAATAGTTCCAGTAACAATACTTGCGGCTACTGTATCGTTTGTATATAATTCGTTAGGAGTTGATTGATTACATGCTGTAAATTGATTACCAAATGGATTACTAAGCTGAATAGCTTCAAACGGAATCACACATGAGCCTATTGCTGCTACCTCTCCGCTTACCACCTGTGCCCAAGTATCAGTATTATATAAATAGTAATAACCATCTAACACTGGAGTGGTTTTGTCTACATCTTGCCAAATCACATCACCAACTACTAAAGAGCTTGTGGTATTTCCACTAGTGGTATAATATAAATTAACATAACCAGAATTTGAACATGCATCAAAGCTACTTGTTTGCCTAGACCCTACTGAAACCCCAGTTGTACTAGTACACTGGACTATATTAATAACTTGGCCAGATTCATTTACTAAATAGGTCTTATCAATTTCACTTTCATACCAATATTGAGTACCTGCCGCCTTTGGCGTAGACCCATCTCCTTCATACTCATCTATATTTCCTGCAGTATCTAAGAATATAGTATCGTTAATTGCCGGCTCAGTTTTAGTACCAAAATTATCATCAAAATACCTTACTGCAACCGTTCCACCAGTACCTGAACATGCACCAGCTGGAGTTGTACTATAAATATTGGTAGTATTAAATGCAGTGTATGTTGTACATTGAGTCCCAAATGCAACTATCTCTCCAATATCTGATACTTCTATTGGTATAGAATTTCCATTACCAAGATCAAGAGTATACCAATATGTAGTTCCTGATGTTTTAGCAGTTGAACCGTCGGCTAAATAAGTATCGGGGATTGTAGCGTTTGCATCTGTATATACAGTCATCCCAATTTCTAGTGAACTTCCAGCAGTTTCAACAAATCTTTGTGTTTTATTTGCATCTAATATAACTGCACATGCATCAGCCTCATTGGCTTCAAATGGCTGAGTAGTTGAATTAGTTTCAAAATCAAGAATTTGTGTACAAGTATATTTTTGTGTAACTTTACCAGCTTCATCTACTAATAGCGAAATACCAATCCCTGATCCTAAATCTGTAGTATACCAATAATCAGTACCGGCCTGTTTTATACCACTTGCTGCGTCGGCAAGAAACTCATCAGCTTGAGTGCCGGCAATAGTCATAAAGATAGTATCACCAACCTCAGGCTCGGTGCCATTAGTATCATCAAAGAATCTTTGTTGAGGTAAAGTTGTAATATCTACGGCACATGCCGCATCTGCGCCAGATGAATACGGTTGTGTAGTAGGATTAGTATTAAAACTGATTATTGCCATTAGTTATTAAAATCTTTTAATATAGAGGTTGTTCTCTATTATATATCCTAGATTATTATCTAACTAATTGAGCTGCTCTAATAGAATTTAAATTCTTGCCTTTAGGAGAATATTTAGCGAATACTTCTAGGTCAAATGAAAATTGATTATCATATTTATCAAATATATCCAATCCTATTTTCTTAGTATATGTTAGATTACCAAATCCAAATTTAGTAAACCCTCCGATTCTACCGATATCAGATTCTGCATCATTTCCATAATAATCAGTCATTCTGTATTGGAATACTACATCTAAAGATAGTCCATTATTTTCCCCATTGTCAACAGATTTAGTACTCTGTTTTGTTTCTCCAGATACAGATAAAGTATCCGGGTTTATTGGAGATAAAAATAAGAAAGAACCTACTGATTTTCCACCTAATAAATATTGGTCATTTGCATCAAATGACATTTTAAAAGATCTATCACCAGCTGCAATCTTACCGTCCATTTCCATGAAACCTAACTGCTTCTTACTTAGTACTGAGTTAACATTAAGTACACCACTTACTAACGCTTGATACGGAGTTATTCTTCCTGAAGTTTCTAACGTAGCAGTTATTGGCATTGTGTATATTGCATTATTAACAAGAGCCTGTAATGATACACCCTGTTCAGATATAGTTACTGCCGAAGATGAAGATGCGGTTTGTCCGTAATCTAAATATAGGTTTTCTAAATCTGGGTGGTCTTTATGTAAATAAAGTCCTGTGTTATATTCTAATGCACTAACGTTAGCAAATGTTGTTACATCAATAACATTAGCGTTAAACTGTCCACTTAAATCTGCGTCTGCACCGGCAGTACCTGCAGTGCTAATACCAAATGTACCCGACCAAATAAAGTTTGATGACGTTGCATCACCAGTTGTAGTTAATAAAGTAGGTAGTGTAGAACTTTCAAAGTCAGCATAACCCAATACATATTCATAATTATCTAAAGACCCAATCGAAGATCCAGTATTAGTAGAAATAGGAGCAGTAGCATATAATGTGTTTGTACCAGATATATCCATATATCTAGAGTAAACAAATTGACCCCTCCTTTGTGCAGATTGATAAGGTGCTTCATGTAATAAGTCTATTGAACTTAATTGATTAGCGGATATGTTTTGGTACTGTATTGGTACTAAATCATAATTACCTTCTGTTGTATAATAAGTATCACTAATAATTTTACTATCTATTGCCTGGGCGCCATCGTCATTAACAGGATTTCCAAATCCGTTTATGGATGCTCCGCCAGCATTTGATTTATGTGCCGGGAATGTTCTATCACCAGTAAGTCTAGAAATTAATTCTAATGTTGTAGCTTTTGTATTTTCAATTACTAATTTAAAAGTCTTAGTAACAATATGCCCCTTCTTTACTGTTAAATCTGCAACCTCGTCAACATAATATCCAGCAAATATTTGATTAGTAGTATCTTTATTAATGTTAATAACAGTTCCGTCCTCATTGATGAGTTTAACAAATAGCTCACCCTTAACAGTTTCAATATTTTCTGTTAACGCGCTGATTTGTAATTGTAATTCTGCTAATTTATCATATATTGAAATAGGCTTTTGCTCTGGAGATAAAAATCCAGAAGCTAAATCTTGTGCACTATGTGCATAAAACTTTTCGTTAGCAGTAAATGATCCAGCAACGTGTGTATAAACACCTTGAGCATTTAATTCTTCAGTTAGTTTTACTTTAGTTACTTCAGATATATTTTGTTGAAGTAGTGCGTTTAAATCTGTTGTATCAACCTCTCCTGCTGGGAAACCTATAACAATAGGCTCGGACCAATCAGATAAAATTGGATTGGCAGGATAACCAGCTTCTGAAACTGATTTAATTCTAATCTCAACAGATTCACCTTGTGATATTGGTAAGTCTAATTGATTAAAGTTAACCTTTTGTGCATCTTCAACCCTAGAGTCTTGCCATCTAAATTTACCTCTTACGTCCTTTGCTCTATCTCTTACTAAAGTTTTCTTTTCATTCCAATTTGAAAACACTGCAGTTTTTTCTCTAGTGTTCTCAAAGAATTTAAGTTGGTTTACTTCTGGAGCTTTACCAGATGTAGAAATATATCTATATTGAACTATAAATCTAACTACATTCTGATCTATTGTTCCGGCAACTGTTTTTGCAGTTGGCACCGTCCAAAAACCTCTTACTCTGTATTTAGGAGTAGCCTTACCGACATTTGTATCAACAGATAACGATTGTATTTGATTAACAATTGAGCTATATAGAGATGCCTCAGATGCTCTCTGGTCTATTAATGTTTGTAATTCACTTCTATCTTTATCTCTCTCGATTTTAGACTTATACTTTTTAGTAGCAATCTCAGATCTTTTCTTAGCAATAGTTTCATCTAATTTTTCTATTGTCTTTTCAGCAGCTGTTTTAGTAGAGTTCATCTTTTTAATTTTTGAAGCAGAGTCACTCTCTGTCAAATGCTTATTAATTTGAACTACTTTAAAGTTTTCTACAACTAATGTAGGAGCATCCGGCTGAATACCTTGAGTTGCTGGTGGTATTGCATCATCTTTAAGTGCTTTAATATATCTACCAAAGTCAGCAACTTCATCTTTATAAAATTCTGAAAGTCTTAATACAGCACCATCATCTCTTGTGATTGTTAAATTATTAGAATAAAAACCAACACCTGGCGACCAACGTTCTGATAACATTTTAGATACTGGATCTATAGCTTTAATAAAAACTAAAAGTCTTTCATTAAATCCAACGTTAAGTTCTGCTTCTAACACATTACCAACATTCTTATAAATACCAATAACGTTAACTCCAATTCTAATAGGTTCAAATCCCTCAACTAATTCTAATTCAACTTGCCTAGTAGATCCATCAACTTTGACAACTTTATACCTAGTATTTTTATATGATGAATTAACCATTATCTCATCACCAGGCTTAATAACCTCGGTGTTAATCACATCTTTACTAGAATCACTATAAGTTAATTGATCTAATGTATATAGTTTAATAGCCTGCTTCTTAGTAACTCCATCAACAATAACCTCTCTTTTAGAATTACTAATTTTAGTAACATCAAATTTACCATAAAATCTACTATTTCTATAAGGCATATCTCTAACCTCTTCGTCAACAGTATACTTAATGCTATTATTTTCTAAACCTGCAATTGCTGCAGTATATGAAATATTATTTTGATTTACAAAATTAAGATTAAAGTAATCTACAGCAATCTGATCACCAGAATCAAAAATAAATCTTTTAACTAAGATTCTTTCAGTATCATTAGGAATCTGACCCGTAACATCAAATTTAGTTACTAATAATGGGTTTAAGAAATCCTCAAAGAAGTAATTAGTTTTAACACCAAATGTTATTGGTCGATCTAATGCCTCAATATTATTTGCTGGAGTTTTAAGCGCTGCTGTAATTACCTTTTGGTAACTTCCGTCTGAAAGTCTAATATTTGTATCTCCATTTCCAAGTCCGCTAATAGACTTAAGATTCTTATCTAGTCTATCAAGTTCGCTTTTCATAAAACCGAACGAGGGTACGTAAACAGTAGTGGTTGAACCATCTTTGTTTAATATTTCTAGTGGAACATTTTTTTCACTAGTTGTAACCGCTTCATTTATTCTCTCAAATGTTTTTAATGAATTAACATTAATCTCAAGAAGCTGTTTAATCGTGCTGGAAATAGAATTATTTGTATTCATATTATCTTAAAATATCTGCTTCAAATTTATAGTTTATTGGATCTAAACATGTAATCTCAATATACGGCTTAGCTGTAATTAGCTGGTCTGGTTCAATATGTGCAATAGTTTTAGTAAAACCGCTTGTCTTACCGGTCTTAATAATAATACTATTACCATTAATATTTATTGTATCAAATACTATTTTAAATACATGACCAACTTGCCATGCAGTAGTACTGTCATCAATGTATATATACAAATCATCATTAGGGTCAGTTGAAAAAGTTTCATAAAGACTTAGCCTATTAGTAAAGTCTTGAAGTCTAGACCATATTGCATATCGATCCGCACCGTTTCCACTATTACCTGCATCAAATAGATTAGTATTAGTAATTTCAACAGCTACTTCCTTTGCAGCTATATCCCATAAAAACTTTTGACTTGGTGCATAACCAACAACATTATTATTAATTTTAATATGCCCCGTTGCGTTTTTTGAAATAGAAGTTCCCTTACCACCAAAAACAACATCAGTATTATATTGTAATTCTGTGGGTATTGTACCATCAATCAAAGAATTTATCTTTTCATGTGCTTTCTGTATTAATTTTAACAAAGCATCAGAATCTTCTAACTGTATTGAGCTATTTTGAAAACTATCTTCTAACTCTCTTAATCTTTTTAAAATATCATCAGAGTCGTCACTCGACACTAATAAGTTTTCTAAAGTATCAAGTCTAGATGCAATTCTAGAATATCTAGCATTAGCATCTAATAAAACTTCTACGGCATTTTCTAATGCAGTAGTCGTATCCATAAAAAGATCCATCGAGAATGTAGTAAAGTCATTAATACTTGTTTCTACACCAACATTATCTAGAGATGAATTAAATTTAAGATTAAGCTTTAATGAAAAAGCATTACCATTAAGTCCGGTAACTTCATTTGGCTTATTCTTAATTTGTTCGTTAATTTTAGAACCGACACCACCAACCGACTGAATATCATCTAGTATAAGTATACCATATAAATTTGTCGCTCTATTTGAAGGCACTGATTCACTGTATAGGTCATAGTAAACTAAAATAGCATTAAAAGTAAACCTTTGACCGGTTTTTGAGTAATCTAATAAGTTTTTAACAGAAGATGTATTTACAACCTCATGGTATGCTGTTGCATCCCACTCAATTTGGACACTATCTGTAGTATTAACTGAAATATCATAATAAGGTCCATCTGATAAAGTATAATTATCAACAACAGCATCTATATTTAAACTTGGGTCTGGATGTGTTTGTCCAGCTCTACCCTCAATATCACTAGATGCATAAAGTTTACTTGCTGTTGTATTATAATTTTCAGGACTAAAAATAACTTGTGGCGTATAACCAACTGATGTTGGCACATTAATAAATACCTCGTGGTAAGTATTACCGGCATAGGCGACATCATTCTCTGCGTCAATTGTACCTAAATACTTTACAACTCTATCATAAGCTGCTGTACCAATTCCATCACTATTCACAGGTTCAGTATAACCGCCCAGTGTACTAGTATTAGAATCTGCAGATTTATATCTAATAGCCCCAAGAGTGCTCAACCATTTAAAAAATATCTTTTCAGAATCTGATTGCATTATAATAGGATCGTAATCATCATCTTGAAGAAGTAATTCTTCCATGTTTAATGCATAGTTTTGAAAAGTTTGCGCAAAATCTATATTTGGAGCGTTTCCAACGTAATTTGCACCAGATGCTTGTTTAAGCCCTAATTCAAAATCGATAGTGTTTGAGCCAGATACTGCTGTTGTAAAATCTGGAAGATCTATTAACGCAAATCTGCTAAACTCAAATTTAATATCTGGGTTGTTAAACGCCCTAGTCATGTCCTTTGCAGAAGACGCAAACGCATACATAGTGCCGCCCTGCGACTGTGGTATTCTAACTAGTGGAGTTGCCATTTATTAACTTGTTTATTTGTTTATTATACTATTGTTGCACCATAAGAAGCAATAACAAACCATTTGTTATTAAAACATCTTAAAGTTGCAGAAGCGTTTACTATATTTGCAGAAGCTCCGGTTAAAGTTATAGTGCTTACACCTAAATCAACTCCGGCTGCACTATTAATTTCTATATCCGATGCAGATCTACTAATAATAGTAACTTCTTGGCCTTCCTCTCCTTCTGGAAGAGTAAATGTATTTGCAACAAAATAAGTACTTGCCTCTATAGATACAGGTGCATTGTCAATAGAAGGTGTTGCAAATGAACCAACTACTCCGTTTTTAATTAATTTACCACCAACTTTAAAAGCTCCGTTAAATGTAGTATCTACTTCAAAAGTTGCTTCAGTTGTGTTAATAGAAGCAATAGAGCTACCACCAGATGTTAGTGAAAGTTCCCCAGCAGATACACTAGCTACATTACTTAATGTTTGCGTAGTTGGATCTAATAGGGCTGTGATTGAAGAAAGTTCATCATTTAATAACTCAAAGTTACTATTGATAACTGGTCTCGATGAAGAAACTGAATCAGTTCCTAAAATTTCAGTAATGTTTGCCATTTTTAGTTTTTTTATTTTACTTTTATCATATTACGTTTTACAACGTTTTTATTTCCATACGTGTCTTCGGCATTTAGCTCAATTGAGTAGAAACCAGACTCTTTAAAAATATAAGTCAGCCACATATTATTATAGTATATATCATCATTTGCTGGGTTAGTTGCATGTTTAATACTCCATGTTGGATTTTTTAGACCCGGCATTTTAGAACTATCCACTGCAATTGTTACATGAGTCGATCTTTCTACTTCTGCAAAATCTTTAAAAACCCTAGTATCATCGAACGTTGGATTATAATGTATGACATGCTGTAAGCCCTCAGTTATATATATTGGTTCCAGGTCTGTAGGCCCTTGTACTGATACAGAATCAAAATCATAATTCTTAGAATACTCTTTACCAACTGCTAAAATATAGTAAAAAGTTTCGCCACTTCCATTGTTATCTATATCAGCAAATACTGGATTGTAATTAAACTTACTAATGATAGGATCCATAGACGCATTAAGTTCATCTGTAATTGTTTGCCAAGCACTAATATCTAAACTACCAGATGGTGTTGGAGATGTAACAGTTATAGAACCAGTCTCAATTTCATTAGTACTAACATTTGTATGTGTAATAGATAGAACTGTTCCTGTTTCAAGATCATCTATTTTAAAAGACGAAGTTTGATCTGGCCCCACTCTAGTAGAATCCCAAGAAAGATTTTTTGTATCAAACCATCTATAAGAAGACTCTTCCCATCTATAAGGTCCAGTAGTTTCACTAAAACCAGTCTCGCTATAAATATCCTGATATCTTCGCACTGTAGAAAATCTAATACCTTGGCTAATATCATGCTGATAATTAGCTCGATCTAGCGTTAAATAAAGTGCAGCAATATGTTCATCTACCGATGTCTTGTTATTTTGAGGATTGTCCCAATAACCACCAGCTTTACTCCAGTCTAATTTTGTATCGTCCCATGTAAAAGACTCTAGCCATTTATAAATACCATACAATTCAATATCTTTTAAATTAACTTCAAACAAATCGTCTATTTTATAATAAGACCTATGTCCAAATAAATCATAAGTTCTCATCTCTACACTATATACATCATTGTGCGGAATGAAAATCGGTAATCTTAAATAATCATCAATTGCTCCTCTAAAACTTTGATTATACCCATTTCTACCCGTAACTATCCATTCTATTTCATATACCCATTTTTTCCACCAGTTTTCCCAAGTTACACCAGAGTGTAGTTGTTCAATTCCGTTTGGTACTGGATCATTTCCATCTGGATCTGCATCTTCCCATGTAAAAAGGGCCTCATCCCATATATCATCAAACGATGGAATTCCATTAAGTATAATAGGACATCCAACTGGAGTGCCCTCATTCCAAGTTTCTAAAGTTCTATCATGATAGTTTTCATAGAATGCATCTACAATATCTCTTAACTCAGTGATTTCACTAGAAGTAAGTGTAGAATAATCTATATCACGGTAATTTAAAAACTTTACGTAATTATTTGTAGCATCATTTTGATCTAAAACATTACCAATTACCAGTGCCATATCTTCAATAAAAATAGATCTTTCTTCTTGGTCTATTTTAAAATCAATATTATGACCCTCACTAAAATAAGATATTGCATTTTGAGTATTCCACACATTTATATTTTTTTGTGTAAAATAATCACCTTCTGCTGTAATATCAATAATCTTAGCGTTAAGGGGTAAAAAATCTAATTGTAACTTTTTAGATAATCCATATAATTTAAGTAGAATTTCTTCTGGTGTAAAATCAAAAATCTCAGTTACATTTGGGATATCCCACTCATCATAAGTTCCGTTTGGTTCATTAAGCCTATAAACAAGACTAAATTTACTAGTCTTTTTCATTGTTTTAGAAGGAGTCTGAATAACCTGCTTCTTTCTAGTCATTTCACCCCTAACTGAAGAGTTAGGTACTGGAACTGCATGTAATTTACCAAAATTACTTTTAGAAGAATCTACATTTAACCAATATTCTTTTAATGTAATATTATTATACCCAAAGAAATCAATTGCGTTTAAGATTGCTTTATATGTACCAACAAACGGCTTAATATTGTGTAACTCTAATAAGAGTTCTTTTCTTTTTTGATTTAATAAAATGTTATCTGGCGACATTTCAGAAAGATCATGACTTTTAAATAAAAGAAAATCACCTTCACTTAAAGTAGCTCCAAAATTCTGTAAAAGATTTTTTAATCTTTCATCTTCAGCAACAACTTCACCATAAAATGAAATTGAAGCTATCATATTTTTTGAACTTCCTTCTTTTATATAGACATTTAATATTCTAACATGAGCACCTTCAAATTCAGATTTAATAGCAATATTAACCTGAAGTGCTGATGTATTATTTTTAGAATCATTAATAATGTAATAACCTTCTGGGTTTGTGCTATCAACATCACTAAAATCTCCAAGATTAATTTCAACTGTTTTTTTCTCTGTAACTATCGGTAATCCATTTTGCATTTCTGCATCATACATAAAAATATCATCACTATGGTTTGAATTATTTTCTGTTGCCCATTCAAAACAAAGAATTGCTGGAGTGCTAGATTCTGACCTAGGATAATTAAATGTAAAATTATTTCTATGGATAACTTCCTCTAATACAAATATATTAGAAGTTTCATAAAGCCCTGTCGATACCTCATCTAAAAAAACACTACCCTGTAAGAAACTATCACTATAACTTGAAGATTTAGTCTTCAAATTTAAGTCATTTTCAGTGTCTTTAAAAAATCTTAAATTATTATAAGCCATTATCTAACGTTTATGTCGTCTTTTTTAGTAGTGTAATTTTTAAAGTTCTTTAAGTATGCCGGTGCTTTTAAAATATTACCAAGCGATCTATCTATATAAAAAACAAAATTTGCAAGTATCTTACTCCTTAAAATAAATGGAGATACTGAATTACTTAAAATACCCGCAAGCCTAGTAGGAACTCCATTGTTTAATCTAGAATCCTTTCTAGTATTAGAAGCTTCATAAAGCTTAGTATTAAGCGCAGCATTTGATTTTGTTTTATTAAGATCCTTCCTCATTACTTAAGTGCTTTTCTATTTCCTGCCTGTACCCTAGTGTAAATTGTTCTAGGTACTGGAGTTGAGTCAAAGTTAATACTTAATGCTGCCTCTTCATTCATAAGAGCATCATCTACAATTACATCACCATCTCTATCTTGCCAACCTCCTCTAAATACTGCAACTTCTTCTTTATCCATAATAATATCACCCCATTGATCTAATCCAGCCACATCTTCTGGGATTGTAGTAGTATCATCAACTCTTACGACATTTACAGTTTCTAATTTTTTAAAGAACACATATTTCTGTTTACCATTTCCAATATCTTCTAATAATACTGGCTCTTGTGGCTGTACTTGTGTTGTAATTGATTCATAATAACCAAGTCTTCTAGCTGTTTCTTCAGTTTCAGAAATAAATCTAACATTTACTGAATCAATACCTTCTATTTCTTCTAAGATGTAAATAACATCAGACTTAGGTAGTTTATCTCTTCTTGTTATATTTAATAAGTAATCAGAAACAACAGCCCTAACATCATTAAAAATATCTTGTTTACTAAATCCTTCAAAATATCTAATATCAATATCCATTGAATATTTTCTAATTTGTGGCTTTACAAAATTAACTTCTGTTGTTACCATCATTTGACCAGAGTCTTCTAACACTTTTAACATTGCGTCATATTCCTCTTGTGCAAAAAACATTTCTTTTTCTGGCATTGAAAAATAATCACCGCCTTTAGAAACTTTTTTCTTAATATCCGGAGTTGCAAAAATATAAATAACATTATCGTCGTCTAAGTATTGGTCGTCAGTTCTATTATAAGCGTCAATATAAGAGAAGATACCATACTTAGAAAGAAAGTATTCATAATTATCTGGAGTAGCCAACACAAAGCTCTTAGAGGCCATAGGAGTTAATATCTTTGTAAAGTCAATAGATTCTCTATTAGCTCCCATCTTTGGCGAAGAAGTTACTTCAACATTTAATAGTTCATTAAGGTCATGTAATGTTCCAGTTGAATCTTCACCTTCAACTTTCCATTTAACTTTTAATTCACCGGAATCATTAAGATTACCTTGAGCACCTTTATGTTTTAAATATTCTACTTCTACAATAGCGCCTTTATTTGGTATAGCACCAAAATTAGAGTTACCAAAATAAATATCTAACCCACCAGAAATTCCAGTCTTAATTAGATAGCCTTTTTCATTTGGTAGTAAATCATATAAAGATTCATGCTTAGTCCACTGTTCTCCATTAACACTAATAGTAACTCTATTATGATCTGTTAAACCGCTGCCAGTTTTACAGTTAAAAGATTGCATCGATTCACCAGTACTAGTAAACGTTTGTTTTTCAAAAACACCCTGTACGATTCCACATGTAGTCCAGTTAAAATCTGATTTAGAAATTCTAAAGGCATCCCTAGAAGTTAATAATGTGTAGAACAATCCATTTGATTCAAACTCAAGTTCGGCTCTACCATCTATAACTAATCCATTTCCGGCAATATCTCCTAAACTTGCAGATGGACTCCATCTAAATCTAATTTCACCAAATGCAGAATAACCTCTTGTCGCATCATGTCCAGTTAATCTAGACATTCCATATACAGATTCCGGATGTTGTGCTGTATAAATATTTTGTTCAACTAACGCATCTTCAATATAAAACATGATAAGCTCAGTTATTTCAGATAGAACTAAAACAATTTGAGCAAACGGAGAAGCCGTAGTAAATAATGTACCAGCTCTTTTATATGCTGATATAATATAATTACGTGCGTCCTCTCTAATTTTATTAGAAGTAATTCTTAGTGTATTTAAAAAATTTTGTTCAGCCATTTTTTGTTATTATAATTTACGTACGAACTGAGACTTCATACTTATTATCTATCTCAATATTAATGTACCCTATATCTCTTGCATTTCCTCTTTCAAAAGAAACATTAATTTTAACTTTATGTTTATTCGCTAATGGACAATATGTATTTAATTGACTTCTTATTTGCTTTTTAATTTTATATTCAGCAAAACCAAATGTATATATCATATCTCCTAAGTTACAACCAAAGTCCGGAAATCCTAAAACATCACCCTTTCTAGTAAATAGAATAGTTTCAATTTGAGTAATTAATTGTTGAACTTCGTCTTCAATATGTACTTTAGTTGCGTCAAAATTTGGGTCGCCATTGACTTTAATATAGATCTCCATTTTATATGTATTCGTTTTTTATGAGTGCATCATCCAATCAACACCTTCATCACCTTTAATTTCTTCTTCAATTATAGATAATTCTTCATCACCCATATCTTTTATAGCTCCATAATCAAATTCAACATTACCAGGCATTGCAAATTTAAAGATACCTAATTTTGCACCAAGTGATTGTTTAATCTTAGCACTTACGTATCTAAAAAATAACTCATCATCAAATAAAGCACAATCGTGAATAGTCTCATATACCTCTAATATCACATCGCCCTTTGGAGTATCTCCCATAATTTTTAAATCACCTGTTAGTTGTGAGTAATGAAATGAAATAGGATTTTCTAGAATCTGTCTAGACAGATCAGCCATAGAAGCATTCAATACATAATATTGTAATTCTTCAGCAGCATCTGCAGCTCCAGCACCATCGTACATTCTTCTAAATAACATTCTTTCCATAGAGAAGTCAGATCCACCTTGGAATCTTTTATCCATACCACTACCAACGCCATTCCAGCCTGATGCTAAATCATAAAGCCCATATACTGAATAAACAGATCCACCTAAGTCTTTCTTATTTCCTTCAGCATCACTAGAAGCTGCACCTGGCAAAGTTAGAGTCCTATGTTTCTTAAAGTATTCAGTCTCAAATATTTCATTAGGTATATGATAATAATTCTCCTTAAGAGAATATTCATATTTTTTATACATCCACTTTTTAGCTCTTTTAATAATATTAAGAACTTCCTTTGGTGGTAATTGTATTGGAATCATACAAGCTCCAGAAATATCATCCTGAATTTCTGTGAGAAATTCATTTAAACAGTTTGAACCAAAGTCTCTTGGTGTATTTAAATTACTTTCATTTCCACTTCTAATTTCACTCATTTTGTTATTTTATTTTTTTACTTACTACTATTTCGGTATCTTCAAATCTAGCAGCATCGCTTTTAAAACCTTCTCTAAAAATACCCCCAATCATTTTACCTTTAAAGATTCCATCTCTACCAAAGACATAACAATTAGTTAACTCGCAACTTCCATGTACATAAGAAGATTCTATTTTAGATTCAAATACTTCAGTAGATCTATATAAATCACATCTTAATAAATTAGCGCCCTTAACGGTACATCCATATAAATTAGACGTTTCAATATTACCAGCCAATTCACAGTCTACAAAATCATATCCTTCTAATAAATAACAGATTCCAAATTTACCATCTTTAACCTGTATTTTTCCTAAGTCGCTATCATAATTAATTTTACCAGAAACCATGCCACCATTTACAATAAGATCCATTACTTTTTTCTTTATCTTAGCCCACTGTAATTGTATAATTTGTTCATGTTCTTGTAGGTCTACCATAATTGTAATTTCAGGCCAATATTTATTAATATTTTTCCAATCTTTACTACTTTCTATTATTGGTAAATTTTTATTAAGAATCTTTCTAAGCTCAATCTTATTTTCTTCGTTAAAAAGAGGGCTATTGCAAGAGTTCCACATTTGCATTAAAAACATTTCAGAAAGATAAAAAATGTTTTCAGATTTTTTTTCATAATCTGCGCCACCTAAATATCTAAATTCTAGATAATTACTTTCTTTCTTTGAAAAGTTAATTCCATAGTATTTTGTATCTGCAAATTTATAACTCATAGATGAAATATTACTACCATCAAAAAAGTAGGCTTCATCTTTAGGCATAATCCATTTAATACTTTTTGCATAAACAGACTTTTCTCTTTTAGGGAAGAATTTATATACTTGTTGCTCATTAAAATCAAGAATGAATTTTAAAACATTCATTTTTGAAATCATCGCAGGATCCTCTAAATATTTTTTATCAAATGAAAGATTAATATGTATAGATGCTCTGTCATTAGTATAGCCATTCTCATTAATCCAGTTTAAAACATTAGAAATCATAATCCTAGCGTTTCTATATGGAACAGGCCCTGTTACTAATTCTACCAAGCCTTTACCACCAGACATATCTGGTTCTAATTTAAACTCATCAGCAGATGGTTGAAAATCAGAATGGGCTTTATCTTCAAGCCTAATAGGTCGGCCTAGGAGTTTACTCAATGATTTTTGAGTCTCTTCTAGGCCGATATTAGAATAGAATTCGAACTCGACACCTACTAGCGCTGCGTTCAGTATAGAGTTGCGATCTGAATTCTTATTTAATTTTTTCATCTTAGAGTATGATATTACGTTTCAATATATATCACACTTAAAATGCTTTAGTTATTGTGGCATCTTTAAAAATACCTTTTTACTCTCCGTATCGATTCTTGTGATTTGTACTGTAATTTTATCACCAGAATTAAAGACGTCTATTAAGCCATCTTCAAGTTCACTAATATGTAATAAACCAGTAACACCATCTTCAATATTTATAAATAAACCATACTCTTTTTTAGTCTTAATCGTTGCCTCGACAGTCGATGGAATTTGATATCTTTCAATAATATCATTCCATGGATTAGAGACTACGTTATCTTTTTGAGTTAGTGTAATTTTAGTGTTAGAAATAATATCTTTTACTTTAAATTTAATTTCATCACCTGGTTTAATATCTCTAGACTTAAACGCCGGGAGCGTTAATTCATCTAGGTCATTAATGTGTATCATACCAGTAAGACATTTATTAAATTCAACAAATACGCCATATCTAGCAGAGCCAGTAACTGTACCAGTATATTCTTCTCCCATATTATCTTTAATGGCCTGAATTTCTGTTGGTATTAGTGCTTGTAAATATTTTCTATGTGAAACCACAATAGTTCCTCTATCTGCTGAGAAGCTTACAGGTACTACATAAATTTCAGTACCAATAATAGATTCAAAGTCGTGAAGTTTATTAATTCCAGCAAGTGAACCTGGCATAAAGCATTCTACTCCTTGAACTTCTATAATATAACCACCATTCTCGATCATGTTTTTAACAGTACCAACCCAAGCAGTATTACCTTCTTCAACTCCAGCTCTTAAGTCTAAGAATACCTTATGTTTTACACCACCTGAAATCGAACCAAGTACATGTGTGTTATTTTTATTAGAAGTAATTAAAACTGCAGTTTCTTCTCCTGGTTGTAGTGCTTTAACAAGAGCAGTCTCTTTATCATACTTAACATAAATCAATTCTCTATAGCCAATATCGACTGAAATAAATTCTTGATTTACAGCAAAGATCTTACCTTCATATATAGAACCTTCTGTAATTAATGGTAAGAGAGGATTTTGCTGATTAGCATGTTCCATAAGATCATAAAGTTCTTGAGCATAAGATTCTCTCGAATATACTCTATCTCCTTTTTTAGTCTTAATATGTGGGTTTGGTTTTCTGGTTTTAGAAGGGCATGTGGCCTCGTAAGCATCCCACATGAATTCACCATTTTCATCGTAAAAGCTCTGTTCAGTTTCTGGAGCTTGTTCTTTAACTTCGATTTGCGGTTCTGGAAGTTTATCAACCGTTTTGTCTAGTGTTACTGTAGTAATTCTAGGTCTTTTGTTTTTTTCGTTGTTCATTTATTTTTATATTAAAGGTGTAACATAATATATATCAGCTTTCTTTTCTATTATAGGAGCATTGGCTTCTACAAAAAATAATTACCAAATAATTTTTTTATGTCAATTATTTTTATTATATTAGTACTGTAATTAAAAACTAATAGACATGCAAAACGTAAAAAACTTACTTCAGAATTGGAAACATGATTTAGCACAAGCTGGCGAGTTAATGGGAACCGATCTCGAAACACTTGATACTCGAGGGTTTAAAAACTTAGAGTTTCAAATTGAACAACTAGAATCTGCTATTAAAAAAGACGATCAGTCTAAAAGATGGGCAGAACAAGAAATGGCAGACTTTAATAATCATTTAGGAAGGTTTTAATTAAACAAGATACATAACACATGAACTTACATAACTTCGCAGATTTTAAACTTTTAACAGAGGCTAAGAATTCACTTAAGATGAATGTGCCTTCTGATATATTAGATCTACATAAACTATTTAAAAAGAATGGTAAAGAACTTTTTATAGTTGGTGGTGCAGTTCGAGATGCACTGCTTGGTAAGAAGCCAAAAGATTTTGATTTAGCAACAGATGCCTTCCCGGCAGAAGTTATTGAAATAGTTACTAATGCAGGTTACACAACCACTGGAGAAGTTGGACATCAATTTGGTGTGGTTATTGTAAATGTACCGTCAGATCCAGCTGGAGTTGAGGTTGCAACATTTAGAGAAGATATTGGTAAAGGCCGAAGACCTGATGCCGTGGAGTACTCTACAATAGATAAGGACGTTCTAAGGCGAGATCTAACTATCAATGCATTATTCTATGACATGGGAACTGAAGAGGTTGTCGATCTTGTAGGTGGCTTAGAAGATATAAAGAATTCAAAGATTAGAACTGTTGGTGTTGCTGCAGATAGATTTGCAGAAGATCCACTTAGAAAATTAAGAGCCTTAAGATTTGCTGGTAGAACTGGAAGTAAATTAGAAAAAGAAACTGCTGAAGCTATACTAACAGATAATAGTTTAGAAGGTATTAGTCCAGAAAGAATTAGAGATGAATTTAAGAAATCAGTAACGACTGCAAAGTCTGCTAAGAAATACTTGGAAATGGTTTCTGAATTTAAGTTATGGAATATTATGTTTCCGACATTACCTATTAGTCAAAAATTCGTTAACACAAATACTTGGTTAATTCAACTAACTCAATTATTTATGGCAAACGATACAGATCTTCTTAAGAAAGAAATGAATAAGGCTACATTTTCAAACGATGAAATTAGTGGAGTTATATTCTTAAAGAACTTAATGGCATTTAATCCAGCCAATGTGTTTGATACACATAAGCAATTTAAAAATAGCGGACTTGATAAAAAGGTTATTTTAGAATTTGTAAAGATTAATAGACTAGATGCTAAAATGATTAAAGCCTTTTTTAAATACAAGCCATCTACAAATGGTAGAGATGTTATGAAAGAGTTTGGTTTAAAAGGACCTGCAATATCTGATAAAATCAATCAAATAGAGGCTGATAAATTTAAAAAACTTTTAAAGTAAGCTTTAAAACGCAATTGGCACAAAACCAATCATTGGCACAAAAGGAACTGTCGGAACTGGAATACCTCCAAAATACAATAGTTTAAACTCTAACAAATGAAGTGCATAAACTGCTGCCAATGCAGTTGCTACTGTTAATGCCGGAGGTTGAGTTGCCGGTACCTTATCAAAACTTTTCCCACTATTTAACGCACGCCTAAGACCTTTAGCTAACCTGGTTTTACTTCCATAATATATTGGAACATAAAATCCATTTAACGGCGGAACACTTAATGCTGGTGGCATAGGTGGGGAAGTTTTAAAAGGTTGTATTATATGTAAATACCAAAATGTAATCGTGGCCTCTGCTAATTCTTCATAAGGGTCACCAGAAGGATATTGATACGGAATATCTGGAAGCTCTTCATTAGCATCACATTCTTCTGCTGCTTCTTTAGCATCAATGCCACTTTGTACTACAAATTTATATTGAGTCCCAGCATCCGGATGTGTTACTTTAGGTTCTAAAGTTTCAATTGTATCACTAGAACTTACTGGTGGCAGACCGTTCCATTTTTTCTTATATTCAAATTCTAAGTAAACATTTTTTGAATACTGTTTTGCTGCATTTGAGTTATAACTTGCATTGCTACTATTATTTTTATATGAATACCAAATATTGTAGTTTGCGTAAATCCCAGAGAGCTCGTATGTAGTAGTTCTTTTAATAGCAGGATTATAAGAGAAGAAACAAATTACATTTCTGTGTAGCAACACAGGCACCCCTGTCTTTTCTTCAGCCCCAACTTGTATTCTATATTTAGAAAGAGGACACTCTTCTTTTACATCAGGATCGTATGGCCATGGAACTATTATCTCACCACGCAGGCCTGCTTCTAACCTTCCGCTAATATCTGAATTTAAATTTAAAATACCATTATTATTAGTCTCATATTCTGGATATGCAACATGAATAGCATCAATAAATAATTGAGATATATTGTCTATCATTTCAAATGCATTATATCCAGCATCTTCTATTCTACGCTTAACATCTGCATTTACATTCCAATATGGATAGTCACCTTCCGACTTAGACTTAAAATCCGGTGCGAAAAAATTTATATGCGTTTTCTTATATAAAATACTACCTAATTTTTCTACCCACTTATAATATTCAATTTTATCTTCTATATCAGAGTAACTTTCAAACTCTCTAATCATTTTAGTTGCAAAAAGCTTCTCAACTTCTTCTTGTGGTTGACCATCTTCAATACAATGAAATTCGCTAAATAAAAAACTATGTAGATCCATATCATCATCGTCTTTATACTTTTCTATAAATGCATTAAATTTCTTTCTTTGCTTTTCAGCCTCTTCCATTTCATTAGGAACTTTTATCGGCTCCGGGCAAAGATCAGAAAAAGCTTCACTACTCTGTTTACCCTCTTTAATAATATTACCATCTTCGTCCTTGGTGTCCATTAAGTCAACATCACCATCTCGATAAAGTCTTTCAAATGCCTCTCCGTATGCAAGTATTAATGCTTGGTCTGCTGCACCATTCGGCTGCCTCATGGCACCGACTGGAGTTTGTGCAGTTTTTACAGCTGCAATATATTCTGCTGCCAAAGCTTCACCCCAATCTCTTCTACCACCTGGAGTTACAAATGGTATATAATCAGGTGTTGCGAAGTTTGGATTAGTGTCACTACCAATTCTAGGCGGGTCATTAGCAATAGAACCTGGATTTTTAAAAGATTGGCCAGATAATATTTCTGTAACATTAGGTATAAAAGTTCCCCAATTTGCTGGCATAATTACTTATTTCTTTGTTGATAATCTGGGTGAGTACTTGTAAGTTGTCCAACTATAGTTGGGGTTGGTGGCATCGGAGCACCTGATGGCCCCACGCCAGTCGGATGAATATGTGTATTATAATCATCTAACCATTTTTGTAACCAATCCTGTAAAGACTGCCCTCTTACAGCAGGTTCTGTTTCATCTGCACCTGGCTCACCAGTATTTGATATAAAAATATCACCACAGTCTAAGAACATTTTTGCATCTGTACTTATTTTAATAAAACCTTCTTCATCTATCTGAATCATCGGTCGCTCCTTAGCACCAGAGCCACGCGTTATGACAAGGCCATCTTCCGGTGAATGATATATTCTTAAATTTCTTTCAGCGTCATAGACTAGACTTATGACATCATAAGGTGCGTCTGATGCATTAAGAATATCTTCTTTTAATTCTACATTTTGATCTACTTGAAACCAGTATTCTGGGTGATATATGTTGCCATTATCAAATCTAACTGCAACAATATCGCCAACTCTTGGAACAGCGTGAGCCCCGGGAGTTTCTCTGTTTTGTGGAGTTGCCCATGGAATAGCTTCATCTGGAAGCTGATCAAATTTACCATAAACCTTTACTCGACATCTGCCATCATTAAGCGGGTCCTCATTAATTACAACCTCACCTAGCCAATGTCCATCTCTAAGATTATCTACAAAAAGTTCGTCCTTATTCATGTACGTTATCGTTTAAGTTACCATCTGGTGTTGAGTCTACTCCAGTATCTACACCACCATATACATTATCATTAGATATATCATCATTATCTCCTGGTGAATCATCATAAACCTTCTTAGGAGAAATATTACCATCCGGAGAGCTGTCAATTCCAGGGCCATCATAAATACTTGATAAATCACCACCAACTCCACCTGAATTACCTGATCCTGTTAAATTACCGGCTAATTGTCCAGCTGCATTAAGAATACCATTAATACTTCCTTGTTGAATTGCTCCCGCGATTGTACTTAAAGTACTTACACCATAAACATTATCTAACAATACTGAACCTACTACATTATCTATAGCATTATTTACAATACTTGCAGCAGCCCCTCCTAATATTTTACCATTTGCATTACCAAGACCTGGGCCTCCAGTAACACCTTGTGCTAAATTTTTAAATTGTGCAACAGTACCACCAATTGCTTTATCTTTAAGCTTTGCAAATTTACTTTTAGCAGCCCCTAATATTGGATTTGCTGGGTTATAAGCATCTACTGTCGGATCTTTCTTAGGCTCTATTAAAACTTCTTGAGCGACTCCCAAGTTCGAACCCCATCTATATGTAGGTGTTTTTACAGTTTTATAAAAGAATGAAAGTTTTGGTTTTTTTACCTCTGGGTTTTTTCCTAGACCAGCTAACATATCATTAGTAGAATCCATATCCCAAGTACAATGTCCTAATTGCACATGATAGAATGGTTTTGCACTAGCAGCCATTTCAGTATTAATAGATACTGGATCAGTTCCTACAGTACCTTTTGGTAAATTACCAAATAAATCTTTATTTCTAGCAGCGATATCCTGTTGGAATGTTCTAATTTCAGAAACATATATGTCTATTGAAAACTTTCTTAAATTTTCTGGAATAACTTCTACCCACCTTTGATAATCAAAACAAGCATCTCTATAAAGTCTCATTAAAGTTAATCCCATTAACTCAACATTCTCTTCTAGACATTCAATCTCTATCTTCTTATCTTTGCCCCAAAATGGATCTTGCATTCCACCGAATTGCATCGTAGTTTCAAGTCCAGAAATAGATTGCCAAAACCAAGGCATTTCTTTATTAATCTTTATCAATAGTTTTTGAAAATTCTTAAGACTTTCTGCGTATGTTGCTCCAGGGCCTTTTCCCTCATTATCTGAACCTACATTTACTACATTCTCTAAATAGTCTAATGCTCCACCTGGCTTATTTGTTAAAAGTGGAGAATCACTAACACTACCTGTATTAAATACAAGCATGAAGCTTAATAGAGTAGGATCCTCGTTTACTTTACGTATCGTGGTTCCTTTTCTAAAATATTCAATACCTTTTAATTCTAATTCTGCCATGGTTTATATATTCTATTTATAAAATTTAAGATTCATTAATATTATTAATTCTGGCCGGCCACTCTCTTCTAAGTAAAGTAACTTCTTGTCTCATACCTGTGTCTGCCTCGTATATAATATTAATATTTTCTATAACATAGTGACCGCTTAAAAAAGTATCTAACATTTGATTAGGCGCTTCTTCGTTTGTAATTTCATTAGCATTTGCACCTTCAATTGGCGAAGCATCTAAACCT